CGTGGAAGGTGTAGACCCAAGCGGACGAAAGTTCGCTGGGGTTTACTCCAAATCAGATGCGGATTACCTCGTTGCAAGTGACTGTTTAAACAGGATTATTGGAACGCGCATCAGTCGTGATACAATTACAACATCAACACCTACAAGACTGGAGAACAAATAAATGTGTGGAATCGCAGGCTTCTGCCTTAACCCTAAGCACCATGTAAACACAACAGAGTTAGCATCGCAGATGCTTCTCGACATCGAGCATCGTGGCTATCACGCCACTGGTGTGGCATGGATTAACAAGGAGGGAAAGCGTGCCATTACTAAGGCACCTATCTCGGCTTCTAAGTTCATTGCTACCAAGGCTGGTCAGAATGTATGCAAGGATGCAACAACTGCAATCTTGCACACACGCTGGGCAACTCAGGGTTCGCCAACTATTAACGACAACAACCACCCAATTCCGCGTGGCAAAATCGTACTCACTCACAACGGACACATCGCCAACGATGACCAACTGTTTAAACAACTCAAGGTTGACCGCATCGGTCAGGTAGACAGCGAGGCTGTTGCTGCATTGCTTGCCTTTACCAAGGGTCAACATCCTGCCGAGGTACTAACACGCATCCAAGGTAGCGCGGCATTGGCTTGGATTACCCAAGACCAAGGCGACACCCTGCACCTTGCTCGTGTATCTAACAGCCCACTGTGGATAGGTCAGACCTTAACTGGTTCACTGGTTTATGGTTCAACCGAGGAGACAATCGAGAACGCAGGCATCATGCTTGGTTCGGATTTAGACTGGTCATACTCAGCAGAGGAAGGCGAGTACTTCAAGGTCAAGAACGGAAAGATTATTGAGCATCAAAAGTTCAAGCCTTACCGCTCATCAATCAGTTACGACTGGCGCAAGTACGCAATCGGAAAGTATGAGGATGAGTTAAGCGAGCATGCAAGTTACTATGACTCGCACCTATTCTAAGATTCGGTAGCATGCCCCAGCATCACCGATAAAGAAAGCCCCTGCTTCGGCAGGGGTTTTTCTTTTGCCTTAGCACTCGCATCCAGGGACTGCTAATTACATAGCGTTTAAACAGTACAAGAGTTGACACCCAAGTATGTGTACTGTTATTTAAATGTTTAAACAATGGTACTTGACACGGATGGTAAGGTAGGTTTTACCGCAGGTAAAACTAAAAAATAGATGCGGTTATGTTTAAACAAAAAAATAATTTAAAAAAGTTTTCAAATGTACTTGACACGCATTGCATACAGTATGAGATGATTCTTTCTGTAAGCAACCTTGCTTACCAAACAGATTGGAAACTAGATTCAAATGTTAAACTCAACAGACCTATTCGCTATCGTGATTCTGCTATTCGTATTGGTAGGAACACTCGTTGCTCTCATCGTGGGCAACCATGCACTCAGTAACGACAACAAGAACCTACGCAGAACAATTAAAATCTTGAAGGATGCACAGAAGGTAGATAAATAAATGACATCAAGAACTTTCAACATCACAGTCGAGGATGAGGAGGCAGGCTCCCCACCTATGACAGAACAAGCAACGATTGACTACATAATCTTTCGACTCGAGGCACAGTCAGTGCTTCGCGTAACCAAGATTGAAAGCGAGGATAAGTAAATGGGTGCATCGGTACATCAGAAAGCACAGGGCTTGGCAGTTAAGTACCTATGCCACAAGTATCATGAGGAGTACACAGCAAAGTATCGTGAACTCGTAATCGAAATGGGTGGCAGGGTGCATCCAACAAATGCCGAGCGCATCAAGAACCTCAAAGCACAGATTGCAAAACTAGAAAGCGAAGGTGTTTAAACATGAGCGAGTTAGAAATCTTGCGGGCGGAGTACAAGAGGGCACAAGAGAACCCTCTATTCGATGACCCAAAATTGTACTGTGTTTTACTTGACCTTATCCAAGCAAGGATTGACGAGATTGAGGTGCGCTATGCCAACTACTAAACAAACCTACCAAGGCTGGGCAAACTACGAGACATGGAATGTTGCACTCATTATCAACAACGAGTACAAACTTTACCTATCAGCCCTTGACTTTATGAAACTATACAAAGGTGCCACCCCATACAAATCATGGGTCGAGCATGCTGGATTAACAGAGAAAGAAACTGTTGACAGTGTGCCATTCATTGACGATAAACTATCTTACGCAGAACTAAATCAAATGATGAAGGGATTGAACTCATGACAACGCTGTGGAAAGCAGAGGTTACATCCGAGATGGTGGCACACCTCAGTGAGGACAAGAAGGTAGAGTTTTTTAAGGCTCTATCAGATGCTGTTAACGCGATTGGCGCAGAGTTAGAAGTCGGTCGTGAGTTTAAACATGACTCCAAGTAAGGTAGTTATTAAAAGAACACAGATAAAAATAAAACAAACCATAATCAAAGGAGACGGACAGATGCCCAAAGGTGCAGTGCTTTACCCCGATGGAACCTATGAAGAAAAGGATTTCAATGGACTCAAAGACATGCAAGGCGCAGTCAATGGGTTGATTGAGATTGTTCACATGTACGATTACTATGGAGATGAAGTACTGACAGGCTATGTAAATGAGGAAGGCATCATGCTTGAACTACCACTGAACACAGTGGCGAGCGCGTTGTCTTTCATGTTCGGCAATAACCCAATGATGCTTGGCAACATGATTGTGCTAGGCAAGGATGATGGAGAAGGCAATGACACAGACATACCGCAGGACATCCTCGCGTTCATCAAGAAAGTATGCGCGGACAAGAACAAGATTGAAGCAGAGTATGAACCGACTAACGCCTAGCGGTAGGTTGTGGCTAGTCACAGTCATCGTGTTTGTATTAGCAATCGCATTATTCCCCCGCGATTCCAAGTCAGTGATTCCGTTTAAACACTCACCGATGTCAGGTCAAGTTGTTGCGTATTACACAAACGACTACCAACGCTACGCCATAGACCAACTCACCAAGGATGGACGGCTTGAACAGTGGTCATGCCTGCATGATTTGTGGACACGCGAGAGTAACTGGCGACCAGCAGCATTGAACAAGGAAAGCAAAGCAGCAGGCATCGCACAGTTAATGCCAGTCACATGGGGCTTGGTTGGACACAAGCAAACCGAGGACGGATACTTACAAGTGGATGCAGGGCTTGCGTACATTGAAAGAAAATACGGAGGCAATATCTGCAAGGCGTATGCTTCTAGTCTTTCAAGAGGATGGTACTAGGTGGTACCCAAACTATCCAGCACGCCTAAGTTCCACAGAATAATGCAACAAAAAGTTGTAGATGGATTGAAATACTTTCGACTTAACTACAACGGAGAAGTTATGTCAGAGGGTGCATGCAAGGGTTTAAACACAGAGATGTTTTATCCCGAGATTGTACAGTTCACAAAGGTTGAGACAAAGTTCTATGAAAATCTATGCAAGGACTGCCCCATTGTCAGTGCTTGCTTGGAGTGGGGCTTGGCTCATGAAAGGTATGGGGTATGGGGTGGAACAACACCCGATACTAGAACAACGCTTCGGAGGAAGTTAGGTTGGGCAATGACAGACCCAAATAACTTTACTGATTCGCTCATTCGTTCGTAGTCTGATAGGCTACAACAGAGAAGCACCGCTTGAGGTTCCAGTCCCTCGCGGTGCTTCTTCTTTTATGCCAAGTTAATTTCTTTTTGCTTAGCCAACATAAAGACTTCATCGGCTAGGTCATCAAGGTTGCCATGATTAAGAATCAAATCATCAAACCGCCAGTTATCCATTGCAGTTTCAGATGTATGTAAGTTGACAGGCTTGTGTCCTTCACGCTGTACACGCCACACTTGCCCACCATTTTTGATGATTGCTTGTGCTTCATTAGGAAAGCGAACATCAGCAAACACAACGCGCTCTTGCTGTACTTGTTTAAACGCTAAGTCAACCCAGAAGTTTTCGCCAAACATTTCTCTACCAACTTCGGTGCCAAACACTTGTAACAAACGGCGCACCTCAGGGTTAGTCTTGGCTACATCCCAACCATAATCACTAACCAGATGAGCCAAAGGTTCATGGTTGATAGTAGGGTTTAAACGCAACAGTGCCTCGCGCATTGGGTCAGCAAATGATACGCGCTTGTATCCATAATTCAAACACAACAGTTCAGCAACTGTATCTTTACCACTGCGTGCGTATCCACTCAAACCAATAATCATTCTTGTTCCCTCACCTCTTGTCGTGCTTCTGCATTACTGCGGTTACGCCTACGCCCGTACCATACGGGTGCTTCGCCACCTAATCTATCTTGCAACTTAGTCAACGCTCTCTTGACACGCTTGCGTATGGCTTCCTCTGTTGCTTGGTATTCCTCAGCCAAAGCATCAAACTCCATGCCACCATCAGCATACCTTAGCCGCAGCAGCGCCTGGTCTGCATCGTTTAAACGCTTTAGCCCAGCCGCCACATCAGATAGCAAAGCCATTCGGTTGCCACCTTCTGCTGGCTTGCTCGACTTAGACACATACTCATTGCTTAAGTCTGCTGTATCTGTCCACCCTTCATGACTCCACACATCACGCAATAGTTCGTGCAGTACTTCATGGGTGTAGTAAAAACTGTCAGACATAGGCGTGCGTGAGTGGTGCATGCGTTCTTTTGCAACATACTTCTGTGCTTCATTGTAGAAAGTACGGCGCAGTTTAAACTTCAACGACTCTTGCTGTTCCCATTCTTCTATTTTATGCCAGTGTTCCAACGCCCACAAAGATAAGTGTTGGTACACATCATCAGTAGTTACCAGTCCACGATGGATGCGGTTACTGCGTGATGCAACCTGTCGTGCTGTGCCGTAGATAGTTTCCCAA